TCAGGTGGTTTTCCTCCTAAGCATGGTGGGGGAAACAAGCTGTCGTTGATCTGTTTCGCTTACCCTTTCCGCCATTTCGATCAGATGCCCGATTTCGGGGGCTGAGTAGTGCGTCGTAACGTTCTTACTCACGTGGCCTAGCAAGACTTGCCGATCTTCAAATGACACGCCTGCGATCCTTAGTCGGTGCCCGAAGGTGTGCTTCAGGTCATGAACCCGGAACGCAGCAAAGCCGGGGTTTGCTTTTCGCAAATATTGCTTGGTGAACTTTTCAGCTGCTCTCTTTCGTGCTTTTCTCCACGCGTGTCCGTTCATCTTCTCTATGTTGTCTTCTTCGCTTGGCTGTTTATTTTCATGAAATGGGAACACGTATATAGGATGCGCCCCTCTCATAGAATCGACAACTCCTTTCGCAACTGTATTTAGTATAACAAGTCGATCCATTCCATTTTTCACGCCTGAATTTTCAGTTCTTCCGCCAAATGTTGCCGGGATTATAAATATACTGGTGTTTAGCTCTGGAATGAATATTTCCCATTCCCATCGTAGATAGCAGACTTCTTTTTCACGGCATCCTGTATTTACTTTAAACAGAGCCATTCTTGCTAAGTGATTGGGAAGTTCTGGCATTAAAAAGCGTTGTTCTTCCCAACTCATGGGGTATGGGTCGCGCTTATCTTTATTTTCATCCAGCTTTGATATTGATGGCGCAGTCTCCAACCAAGTCATGCCAAATTCGTCACGCCATTTTTTTGCGGCTAAGTTCAATATCCGAATAATTAGCTCAATGGCGATATTGATTGTTCTATTTTTTACACCCTTCCCCTTTTGTACTTCTAGTATTCCATTCTTTCTATCAGTTATAAAATTTTCCAATGTGCCATCATGTATCTTATCTAGTGTGAGTTCTCCAATGTAAGGATCAAGAAATTTTAAGTGCATTGCCGCGTCACCTATGCTTGGCATGTCCTGATTGTCTATCAGATACTTTGCAGCAGCTTGCCTCCAATAACGCTTGGGCCGAACGCCATATATAATTGCTTGGCGAATTTGATCTAATTTATGTATTAGGTAACGTTCCGCTTCTTCCCGGTCGTCAGTGCCAGTGCTTTCTCGAAGTCGTCCATACCCTTTGACTTGCTTGTCAATGTGCCAAGTGTTGTTCCGCAATGTGAGGCCGGCGATTGTTTTTCTTGCCATGAGGTGTTTTCCTTTTTAATTTTTATTTGATTGTGTTGATGGTTGGTAATGTTGTCTTCTTTGTAATCTGCGTCGCTAAGCTTTCTCCTTTTTATATCGTCTATCCATGAGTCGAGGTCCATTTTGTCGTAATGAAAAATCTCTACAGGGCTGTTTTTACTTTTAGGTTCGAAAATGGGAATTTTAGGAACGTGAGGCATAACTATTTTTCGAAATGTTTTGTCGCACATTCCAACGTATGCGGCAGCATCTACTTGCTTCATTAGTCTCGGTGTAATAGTTGTTCTGCTGGTCATTTTTGAGAATGGATTGGTTGTGAAGAGGCGTTAAGACGCTTAAGCTTGCTGCGCAAGTTGTGAATTGCGCGTTGATCCCCAATGGTGAGGGGTATTCCGGTCTTCTTTTTATTTGAAAGAATTAGTATTGAATGCTTCCCACCTGATTGGAGTATTGCACCAGCCTTTAAGTAGGGGGCTATGATAGAAACAATTTCTTTTGGCATTTTACATTGATAACTATTTTAAACTCTTGAATTCCTAGTGTAGATACGCGTGCACTCGTTGAATAGTGCGAAAAGGGTGGCCCGCCGATGGCGGGCTATTCGTTACAATGCGTCTAGAAGGTTGCAAGGCAAGCTGAGCATGTTGCAGCATATAACTAAGACTGCCCATGGTTCACTATGGATATGGATGTCGCCGGTTGTTGTTGAATAATGCATTGAAAGGTTTCGTTTGGTTGCTAGTGCTTTTACTACGCCAAGCTGTATTCCTTTCGTTATGGCAATTATGCGAACATGTGGACCGGTGCTTGTTTGCAGGTATGCATCCACATATTCAATTTTGGCAAAAGGCTGGCTTAGGATGTCTAGTAGTAGCTCTTTCATCATGTTGAAATGCTGTTGAATATATGGCATCGCATTTTCTAGATCGCGGGCTTGTTTTTGAAGATTGTCTTGAATTTTCATTGAAGGTATTCCGGTTAATAAGGCCAGCTGATGGCTGGCCTTCATTTTATTTTTTCCAGTACATAGAAGTTTTGCCATTTGCACTATGCTGGCGCTGTATGTGCAATGCGCCTATTGCCATGAGCTTAGCGATATCGCGCCTAGTTTGGTCAGCATGCTCATTTTTGGTCTGTGCGTGCAGCTGGGGAAAGGTATACCGCTGGCGCGATTCCATTGCGTCAAAAAGTATTAACTGCCTTTCAGTCATTTTGACGCGTAGTGGATTGGTGAAGCCGCAGGCTAATAATTGCGACATCATCCCCTGTAGCGGAAGGACGTTATGAGGGCGCGCTATCATGCGGCTAGCCCTTCCGGCAGTCCTTGCGTCAGGATCGGCCTAAGCTGCTGCAGGTAATCAGCCCATACCATTTGCAGCCGGTGTTTCGGCATGCGCCCCCATTCCGGACTTGCCAGGGCTTCGGCAAAGGTTTGGCCTTTGATACTGAGTTCTGCGATATCGCGGCCAGCCAGATCGGCATTCGGGCGGCGCAGTGTGACAATGCCGGCGATGCGCTCACGGTTTTCGTGATAGACGCTAGAATCCCGGAATCTGCGGCCGTCTCGTTCAACCGGGCCAAAGTGTTCGTTTTCCCATACCACTATGGGGGCCGAAGTGCTGTCCAGTAGCGCCGCTAGGCCGTCTATGGTGTCGTCCATCGCCTGGCCGCCGACAAGTACGGTATGGATAAACACGCGGCGGCCTGCCGCGTTGAGTACGTCAATGGCGCCGGTCTCTGCCAGATAGCCCGTCGCTGGAATGAACGATGTCGCGCCGTTGTCGATGACTGCGGGGCCGTCATGCTCAAGCAACCACTCCACCATGGTGTCAAACTGGCGGCTGTTAATCTGGTTATCGTGGTTCAGGATATCCAGCCCCCGCGCTTGCAAGGCAGGGAAATGCATCAGGGTTTTGTTGACGGGATCGGTATCGACTCCCAACGGACGAATGCCAAAAATGGCCCAAATCGCTTGGGCGAGAAGGCTTGTGATGTGCGACTTGCCTACGCCGCCTTTGCCTTGAAGCGTAATGTGGGTGTCGTTGTATGTCATGAGTTCACCATTTTGTTTTTCCGTCTCTGAATTTCCCGTAGTCAAAGCGACCTGATCGGATTGACTGAGGCGAGGTCTTGGTGGCCGGCGTGGTTGCGATGGGCATATTGGCCGCGCTGGCCGGGATGTTTTGGGTTGCTTGGGCATGGGGTGCTTTCTTGTTTTCCTCGCGGCGGCGTTCACGATAGAGCGCGTTCCGGAATTCAACGTGGCTCATGTGCAGGCCATCGGCCGCCAGTGCCTCGATGATTTGGGCGTGCCTGACTCCGCGTTCTATTGCCGCCTTGATTTGTGGCAGGAGGCTGCGGAATCGTGCCGCTTTGCTCTCGCCTGTTCCTGCTAGAGCCGCAAGCAACTGGTTGGCGTCTGGTTTGCTCATGGGGGCTAACAAACTGCTCACTTTCCGCTAACGGGACGCTTACGGCGCGCTCACAAACTGCTAACGGCCGGTGACGCGTGCTAACGGAAATGAGCGTAAAAAAACGGCTGGTTAATCCCAGCCGTTGGCGGTGTCGGCGCGCAGGTAGATCCGTTCTGTGCGGTCGTTGATTCGTTGTCTTGTGCGATTCCTGCGGGTGGCCATTTCTGGCGGTAGGCCCGGAGGGGCAAAGACGCGCAGCAGCTGTTCGCGTCGATGCATCTGCCGCACGATGTAATGGCGCAGGCTCATTCCATTTCGTCTATCGACTGCGCTTGCTCTGCAATGGCTTCTCTGAGCCAAGTGAGCGAGGAATCCAGATTGTCGGCCATGGCTTCCAGTGATTGGCCGTGAGAGGATCGCAGCTGACTTTCCGGCATTTCGCTGATTGCCTTGCGGGCCTCGTTGAGTTTGGCTTGCAGTTGCTCTTGCAGCTGCTCAAGCCCTTGCTTGAAGGCTTCCAGCGATGTCTTGTCCTGGTGGTGCATTTTTCATTCTCCTTAGATTCGGCAGCGCATGGCTGCATCCGATAACGTCCAATTGGGCGCTATCGGGTGCAGGCTTATGCCGACCAGCGGTTCAGGGACGCGCACGTTGTTTATCGTGCGGCTGGCCGGCATAAGCTTGGTGTCCACGCCTGGGTATGTCGGGCATGCGGTTGCGGCATCGGTACGGATGCCGAGACATTTTCATAGATTGTTAATGAGCGATCTACTTAAAGTAGGTTTTCGCACATTTTACAATCAAAAGTAGACACGTCAACCGAAAGTTCATTTAAATGAATTTTGTTGTTTGATTGGGATGATGTATTTCTAGATAAATTGTTATTATTCATTAACTTAGGATGTAGCTGCTGGTTGCTTGCCGCATCAGGCCCTATTCTTTGGAGGGATTTTTTAGGTTGCAAGATATATGGGGTTAACACCGGAAGTCGTTTCGATGTTGCGAGAGGTGACGCCCATGGCTATGGCCCAGTTGGTGCCTTGGCAGCGCTCGCTTCTGGCGATATCGGATCGGGATGATTTGAGGGCGTTCTTGCTTGGGCTGCAGATAAGCTTGCCTGGTTCGCCTCCTTTGCTGCTGGCCAGGATGTCGCGTGACATCCCGACACGAACGCCGATTCTGGCAATTGATTTGGGATGGCCAGGGCGCTGGCTGGATTTGTATCGGCGCCGCTCTTGGCATGAAGTCGATCCGGTTATCTTGGCCGGGGCGGGGAGGCCGATAGTTTGGTCCGACGAGCTTGCGCCGCAGGATGGAGATAGTCGGCGACTGCGCGACTTTAAATCAGCCTGCAAGCGCGCAGGAATGATGCATGGTCTGACCTATATTGCGGATCGTGATGAATGCAGGGTGATCATTTCTATGATCGGTGAAGCGGTCGAGCGAGAGGCTTACACGCGGCAGATGCTGGCTTTGTTGCTGCCGTCCCTGGCAAACGTTGCCGCTCGCGTATTGGCTCGGGATGCACGAATGGCTAAGTTTACCGATAGAGAAAGAGAGGTTTTTGACTTGCTAGTATGGGAGGGGCTGACGCAAAAACAGGTGGCCAAGCGCCTGGATATTAGTCTGAGTACGGTTAAGATTTACCTGAAAAATATGAGAAAGCTACATGGAGTCAAGACCTTATGTCAGCTTGCATATCGAGTGGCGGCTGTGGACGGGAGCTAGGAAATCGTCCAGTTAAGTATAAATACGTAATTAGACGAAAGGCTAGTTTTGCTCGTTAGTTTGAACGCGTATAGTTCGCGCTGCATATTCGATACAACCAAAAAGCAGAAATAAAAATGCAAACTAACGTTGAAAGCAAAGAATTAATTGCCGAAATAAGAGTAAGAATGAGAAATGATGGCAGCATTCTTGTTGACGAGTGGGGTGATGCCTTGCGTGTATGGACCTTCATGCTTAATTCAGCGTCCATGATGGCGCAGCGGCGTTCTTCGTCTACGAAAGCGGCATAGTAGGGGTAACTTCCGGAATAGAAAAAGCGGCCAACGGGCCGCTTTTACTTTTTCTTCTGCAGGGTGTCCGCCAAGCTTCTTAAGAAATCAGCTAGTGCGTCGTCGCCCTGAGCGACCAGCCAACTGGCCAGTTCCTTCGGGTCGGATATCGCAATGGTCCGATCCGGGGGGGGGGCTGGTTCTGGCATAGGGGCATCGTGTTGGGTGACGGTGATGCTGGGGCTGGTCACGGTGATGTCTGCCGTGAAGCTGCCATATTCCAAATCTGCTGGTTTTACGCCAAAGAGTTCGGCTAGCTTTGCAAGCTTTTCCGGACGCGGTCGGGCTGCGCCGCTCATGTAGCGCCGCATCATCTCGTAAGTGACTGGAACCTGCGTGGAAAACGCCTTAGGTGCGAGACCGTGTAGCTGCATTAGGGTGCAGATGTTCCGGGATAGCTGCGTTTCAGTGTTCTTTTCTTCAACCATAAGTTGAATGTTATCTGGATTAGGTAGCATGGTCATGTCTATTTAAGGTTGCTTTTTATGAACTTTGGCTCGATAATCCCGGCCCATGAAAGAAGCAACACCTATTGACGCCGTTTTTGCCCTGCTGGATGGGCCTTCTGCTGTCGGCCGGGCCTTCGGTCTGACGCCATGGGCGGTCTGCAAGTGGCGAGTGAAGGTTCCCGCAAGTCGTTGTATCGACTTGGAAAAAATGACTGACGGACAAGTCCGTTGCGAGTCTCTGCGGCCCGATATCGATTGGGCCTATCTGCGCGGGACAGCCTCCTCTGCGGTATCGAATCCAACTTAGATTACTCCTCGTTCCCTTGCTGTCAGCGGGAACGTTTGCCGGCTTGTCCGGCTTTTTTCTTGCGCGGGGTCGCAAGTTGCGGCCTCTGTAAATGACATTGGTAAATATGCTATCTGGAATAAACATGAATTGCATGCGCCATAGTTCGCACAAAACGCCAATAGCGGTGATTCGGGATTACGTAGATCTTTGGCGCAAACAGGAGGGCTTGAGCCGTCAGGCTGCAGCCGCCCGGATGGTGGAAACCTATTTAGTCATGGGTTTCGAACGCGTGTGGCCCATTGATTTCATGGTGGAGGGCGATGCGTATCAGGTGCTTAAGGCCAATTCGGATCGGATATGGCGTTGGCTGGATGATCAGATGAAAGAAAAGAACCTGCTCAATTGCAATGCCATGCCGGTGGTCCTGATGACATTGCCGCTTAGCATCCGCTTGCAGTGCTTGACCGAGTTGCTGGCGCCGCTGGGCATGGTTCCGGCTCAGTTGCTGATGCATGAGCCAACGGGTAGCCATGCCGCATTGATGATGGTGGCCACGAAAGAAACCGGGCTAGGTTTGTCAGCGTTTGCAGCCTTGGCCGAGGACATGACGCGAGAGCAGTTGACGAGAGCAAGAGCGGGCTTGTCTGAATCGATCAGCGCCAATGCCGAGTTATTGCGGTTTGTGGACTGCGCTTTGGCTCAGCCGGCTGAAGGAAGGTAGCGCGCGGATGTCCGACTGGCTGCGCATGGAGTTGTACCGCATGGCTTGGAAGGTATCCAAGGCCAAGCCGGAGGATAAGCCGCGGCTGCGGCGCCGCCATATCGAGCTATTGAAAAAATCCTTGGGGAGCCGGGATGGAGTGGGTGAGGGTAAGCGGTGACGTCGTCGCTGATGCCGCCTATGTGCTGAGCTTGCCGACCATACAGCTACGCGAACGCGAGTTGAGGCGCTTGGGCCGAGTCTACGGCGCTGGGCATCGTGAAAGCGTGAGCCGGGCAGCTAAAGAGAACTGGCCGGCGGCAGAGTCGAAATTGCCGCCGTTGCCGATGGAAAAACACAGTAACCCGCGACTTGCCGCGCTTGCGGCGGTTGGGGGGAAGGGGGCTATGAGAATTCTGCTATCTGAACCAGAGCAGGCGACTTTGTTGGAATGCAGCTTGGAAGCTTATCGGCTGTATGTGGCCGGCTTGCGGCCGTGCATGGACATGCAGACAGGCATCGTCGGCCGGGGCTATCCCGTTAGCCGCGCCGTGCTGGCGATCAACTGCCAGTATGTGCCGCCTCGCGGTAGTAAACGGCCAGCCTGGCGGCCGTCGCATAAGCAGGTTGACGCCTTGATTGAGGAGCTGATCCGGGTTGGATTGGTCAAGCGTGCCGCTGCAGTGCAAGAGGTGCAAAAGCTGGTGGTGAAACTGCCGTTGGCATTGGTGCGTGCGCAGGAGGAACGGGACATGAAAGGGAAAGGCAGAGAGGGAGAGCTTAAGGAGCTGAAAACCCTTGTCTGGAAACACATTCCCGACCATTTGCAGCGACTTGAACAGGATGGGAGCCGGCAGGATGAACAGGACATATCAGGGAGTCAGGGTAATGAATATACATATCACGCGCGAGAGGGAGCGGCCGCAGGACCGACAAGCCCGGCGGTGACGCTGGCGATTGCCGCGCGTCGGCTGGGGGTGAAGGTCGGCGGCGCTGCCCATCCTGCCGTGCAGGCATGGGCAGATGCCGGGGTGACGGTTCCGACGTTGGAGGAAGGCATCGCCCGCTGTCGCGCTTACATCTCAGCAGATGAACAGATTCCGGTCAAATATCTCGCCAGCGTTTTGAAGTCGATGGATGGGGACGGAAAACCGTCTGCAGGGCATGCCATACGCCGTGGGCTGCGAGTGGTGAAGGGTGGTCAAGCTGGACGGTCTGCGCCGGGTTGGCTAAGCCTGCCATCTGCGGAAGCGCATGAGGGGGCGGCTGTGATCGGGAATGTGAAGGGGGCCGCCGATGGATGGATTGAATAAGGCGCTGCGATATTTTGATGGTCTGGCGGTCTTGGGGCGCATGGTGCCGGCGATGGGTGCCTGTGCCGTGCATGGCGAGTTTGAGGCCGAGCTATTGCCGGGGCGGAAGCCGATTTGCTTGAAGTGCAGTCAAGAGAGGGAGCGGGAACGCAGAATGCAGGAACGGCGCGAAATGTTGTTGCAGGGTTGTGGCATTCCGGGGCGGTATCGACAGGCGAAGTTCCGGGACTTGCTGCCGGTGTGTGAGGCGCAGGCGGCAGTCATTGAGGCATTTAAGGGCTGGGTGGCTTGGGTGGGGCGGGACCGCAACGCCGGCAACGTGGTGATAACCGGCGGGCCGGGAACGGGTAAAACCCATATGGCCAGCGCCGCGACCTTGAACCTGATTGGACATTGTGGCCTTGGGGTGCGCTATGTGACGGCGGACCAGATGCGGACGGAGATATGCGAAACATGGGGGAGGCCCGGACGGAGCGAGCATGCCGAGCTTAGCCGTTTCGCCTCCTATCCGGTGCTGATCATTGATGAAGTCGAAATCTTGGACCCGAACGGGCATGGCCTGCGCTATCTGAATCGGGTGGTAGATAGCCGGTCGGCGGAAGGGCTGCCAACGGTCTACATCAGCAACCAGACAAAGGACGGTCTGCGGGACATGATTGGCTATCGGGCCGTGAGCCGGATGTATGAAAACGCCCTGATCCTGCAATGCAGCTGGGAGGATTACCGGGACCGCCGCCGAGCGGGCTGAGCGCGTCCGCATGGTAAAATTTCAGACTAAAACAAAGCCCGGCGCTGATCGGGCTAAGGGGTTTCCTCGCTGACAGATTTCGGGGAATCGTAATGGTTGTTGATGTCGTGGGTGCGGTGCGTTGGGCGCTGGAGCTTGTCGGGTCGGGTGGTTTGAAGGCTGCGCCATCCTTTGGCGAGGTGCGTGACGGGATGGCGTCGCGGGGACCAGAATTGGCACTGATGAACGCGCATGAACTTCATCGGGCATCGCTGATGATGGAGCAACGTTTCCATGTGGCGTTGATGACAAGGGTGTTGAGCGGCAGCTTGCCGCACTTGGAGGGATCGTTCAAAGAGTTGACTGCCTATGTTGCTCATTATGGCCAAGAGAGAGGCTTGAACGCCTTGCGGTTTGGCCGGGAGGGGATAGCGTATTGGGTCCGTTACTGGTTGACCGGAATGGGGTCGTTTCGAGAGTTCGGCCGTGAGTTCGGGATCGATGGCCAGACAGCGGCAGCCTTCTACCGAAGCCATATCGAAGTCTTGCTTGATGGCTGGCTATCGGCGGGCTGTGGCGCACTGGAGTCGATTGTATTGCGGCAGATGGAGGATGATGCGTTGCGTGTGGCTTGACGTGGGATGAATTCCGCAATAACATGCCGTCAACACCGCCATAGGTGCGTCCAAAGCCCAAGTCCATGACTTGGGCTTTTTGCATTTCTGCTATCGGATCATAGGACTTGAAGTGTGGACTCGATCTCCGATGTGACAGTTTTGGCCAGCGCTTGCAGGTGTGCCTTGTCTTCTGGTGCCAGTAGCTTGGGCCGTTTGTTGATGATGCAGAGCGTGCCAATACGGTAGCCTTTGGCCAGGATCAGCGGCGCACCAGCATAGAAGCGAATATTGGGGTCGCCAGTGACAAGGGGGTTGTCTGCAAAGCGTTCATCCTTTTGCGCATCACGAACTTCCATGACCTCTGATTGCAGAATGGCATGCCCGCAAAAACTGATTTCTCTAGGCGTTTCGCTGGCATCTAAGCCACTGCGCGATTTGAACCATTGGCGCTTTTGATCGACAAGGCTGATGAGTGCGATATCGACATCGAATCGAGAGCGGCAATAAGTTGTCAAAATATCAAATCGGTCTTCAGGCGGGGTATCTAAAATCAAGAGTTCTTGCAAAGCTTGGATGCGTTCTTTCTCATTGCTGGGAAGCGGTGGTGATAGCATCTAGATGGACTCCAGGCTGTGGACTTTTAGTATAGGAGATGCCCCTTCCTGATCAATTGCTTCATGGGTTCTAGTGAGTTTTACGTACCAGCCTCGGCTAGCCTGCCGGGGCATTTCTTTTTCTGGAGCTTCTTCTATGCCTGTTGCACCTTCCCGCCCTTGCCGTTACGCGATGCAGGGTTGTCGCCAGATGGCCGCGCCGGGCAACAGCTGCTGTCCGAACCATGCATCCCATGTACGCCGGGCGGCTGATCAGCGGCGGATGTCGGACGAAACCGTGGCCAAGGTTCGGCGCTGGTATCGGCAACGCATCTGGTTCGCCCGGCGTGATGCCTGCCTGAAAGCGGCGCTCTATCGCTGCGCTACGCCGGGATGCTTGGAGCGGGCGACCGATTGCGACCACATCCGCCCGCATCGCGGCGACTGGTCGTTGTTCATCAAGTCGTCCAATCATCAGGCGCTTTGCCATTCCTGCCACTCGCGCAAGACCGCGCGGGAGGACGGCGGGTTCGGCAACCGGCGGCGCGAGGCCGGCCAGGGGGTAGGGGGGTGAAATCCTTCCGCCCGGTCGCCTGGTCAAGACCGCGTGCCTAACCGCGTTTTTCTCCACGCTGGATTTTCATAGGGGGGGGTCTAAATCCCTCCGACAAGCCCCGAAAGGGGCTTTTTTGTTTTCTGTCGCGCTCAACTAGCGGAAAGGCTCTGAAATGGCCGGAAAAGCCCCTTTGCGAGCGGGTTCCGGCGTCATGCCCAAGCCGCCCGCCTTTTTGACTTCCAAGCGTTCCCGCGAGGTTTGGAAATACACCATCACCGCGCTAGACGGCGCTGGCCTGGACTGGACTTCCGCGTTGCTGCAGATCGCCCTGTTGGCTGACAAGGTGGACCAGTGGCGGGCACATGTCGAGGAGGTGGACCGCTATGGCCATCGCTACGACGAGGATGCCAACGGTGGTTCACTGGAAACCGATGAGTCCCGCGCCGAGCGACGGACGCGGGGTGAGGTGATGAAAGACCTGGACGACGGCGGCTTGACGGTGATCGCCGCCGGCCAGGTGCGCGCCCTGGATCGGATGTTGACGGCGGATTTGTTCGCCGCCGATCCCTTTGCGGTGATGGATCAGCTGGGCGAGGGCGGTGCCAATCTGCCAAAAAAGCCGCCCTGGTCGATGACCAAAGGCGAGGCACGGATCTGGCGCGAGATACAGCCATTGCTGCAGGCGTCCGGATTTGACTATTCAACGGCCGGCATCGCGCTGGGCTTGATATGTGCGGCTATTACCGACTGGCAAGCCTGCAAACAGTGGATTTTGGACAATCGGGGCATGATTTTCGCGGCGGCCAAGGATACCGGCCGCCGGTATGAAGTCAGCGCCAGCTACAACCGGGCAAAGATCGCCAAACAGATACGCGAATTGCTCAAACGAAATGGAATGACGGTGGCCTCATGCGCAAGAACCAAGGCGCTAAGCAAGGGCCGGGTGATAAGCAAGGACTTGGCCGAGCTGCTGGGGTACATCAACGACAATCCGGATTGATTCCGGCCTGTTACGTTTTGCAGCCGTGGGATCAGTACGGCCTGGACGTGCTAGAGGGCCGCATCAAGGTCGGCCGCTATGTGCGCCTGGCGGTAGAGCGGCATTTCCGCGACTTGCAGCAGCAGGAAGCGCGCGGCCTGCTCTGGCGGCCGGAAAAAGCCGCTCATGCATTGGGTTTTTTTCCGCGCTATTGCCGCCACTTCGAAGGCGAGTGGGCTGGCCAGGAGGTGGTGCTGGCGCCGTGGCAGGCGTTCTGGATTGCGGTCGAGTTTGGTTGGTACAACCGGAACGGCCGACGCCGTTTCCGCACCTTTTACGAAGAAGTCGCGCGCAAAAACGGCAAGTCCACCAAGTTGGCCGGCCTGGGCCTGTACCTGTTCGCCGCCGACAAGGAAGCCGGCGCGCAAGTCTACACGGCAGCGACGAAATTAGAGCAAGCCAAAATCACGCATGCGGCGGCGGAAATGATGGTCGCCAAGTCGCCCGCCTTGCGCCAGCTGGTACAGAACCACAAAAACAAGTTGTGGATACCTGGCACGGCGAACAAGTTCATCCCATTGGGCGCCGACGCCAAGACGTTGGATGGCCTCAACGTCCACGGCGCGATTATCGATGAACTACATGCGCACCCTTCGCGCGGCCTATGGGACGTGATCGATACCGGGCGTGGATCGAGACGACGCAGCGTGATGCACGCGATTACCACGGCCGGTTTCAACCAAGAGGGCAGCATCTGCTTGGAGCAGCGCAATTACCTGATCCGGATTTTGGAAAATCAGGGCAAAGACCCAGCGCTAGAGGACGACAGTTTCGGCGGCGTGATCTACACGCTGGACCCGGAGGACGATTGGTTTGACGAGTCGGTATGGTGCAAGGCCAATCCGAATCTTGGCGTGTCGGTGTTCCTGGAAGAGTTGCGCACGCAGGCGCAAAAGGCGCGTGTGGTGCCGACCGCGCTGTTCAACTTCCTGACCAAGCGCCTGAACATCTGGACGCAAGCGGTTGATAGCTGGATTTCCCTGGACGAATGGGACAAGGGAACAGCCGCGGTCGATCCTGAGTTGCTGCGGCATCGGCGTTGCTTCGGCGGCTTGGACCTAGCCAGCAAGACCGATATTGCCGCCTGGGTGCTGCTGTTCCCGCCTGAGAAGCCGGGGGCGCCATGGCAGGTTCTGCCGCGTTTTTTTGTGCCGGCCGACAACATGCTGGCGCGTGACAAAAGCGACAGGGTTTCCTATTCGACTTGGGCGCGGCAAGGCTACATCACGGCCACCGCCGGCACGCGGATCGATCAGGAAGTGATCCGCGCCCAGATCCTGGCCGATGCCCGGCAATTCGATCTGCAGGCCATCGGCTTTGACGAATGGAACGCCGGCAAGCTGGCTACCGAACTGACAGAAGACGGGCTGCAGTTGGTCGCGCTGTCACAGAATTTCCAAAACTTGTCCGATCCGACGAAAGAACTTGAAGCCTTGATCAAGTCGCAAGCGCTGGCCCATGGCGGCCATCCGGTATTGCGCTGGATGGCCGGCAATGTGGTGGTGCTGCGCGACTCCAACGACAACTATCGCCCGAACAAGGGGAAGTCGCGGGAGAAGATCGACGGCATTGTGGCGCTGGTGATGGCATTGAATCGGGCGCTGTATCACGCCCCGGCGGAATCGTTCGTTTCCGCCTACGAAGACGAGGTGTGTTTGTGAATAAGTTGGACTATTTGACGCTGCTGGTTGGCCTGGCCGGCGCGGCGGCGGTAACGGTCGGCATGGCGCTACTGCATGCGGCGGCCGGTTGGGTGGTGGGCGGTGGCTTTGGGCTGGCCTGGTCGTGGATGACGGCGCGCAGCGCGGGAAGGGCGCGCTGATGTTCATGTCGCAGCAGTTTGGCCAGTCTGCGGCCTCGCCCGATCCGGGTTGGCTCTCCAGCCTGCTGGGCGGGGCAGCCAAGAGCGCGGCAGGCGTGGCGGTGTCGCCAAACAAGGCGCTGTCGATTACTACCTATCAGGCATGCATCACCCTGCTGGCCGAGTCGCTGGCGCAACTGCCTTGCGAGCTGTACCGCCGCAACGGGGATCAGCGCGAGCGGGTGACGGACCATCCAGTGGCCCGCCTGCTGCGCCAGCCTAACGGCTGGCAAACCCCGTTCGAATTCAACGAAGGGACGCAGATCGCCGCTGCGCATGGAGGCAACGCCTATTCCTATATCGAGCGCGACCGGGCCGGGCGGCCTGTGGCGCTGCTGCCGCTGGACACGGGCAAGGTGTCGGTTCTGCGCGGAGCCGACTCGCTGCCGTACTACCAGTTTGAAGGGCAGGAGCCGATGCCGGCGCGCATGGTTCATCATGTGCGGTGGTTTTCGCTCAACGGGTATACCGGCGTCAGCCCGGTGCAGTTGCATTGCGACAGCCTGGGCCTAGCCCTGGCTACCCATGGCCACGCCAGCGCGGTGTTTGCCAACGGCACGCACCTGGCCGGCGTGCTGGAGCGTCCGGCAGAGGTCGGCGGACAGGAACTCAAGCCGTTGAGTCCGGAGCGGGTGCGGCAAATCAAGGCGGCGTGGAAAGCCGAGTACGCGGGCCGGGACAACGCGATGAAAGTCGCTTTGCTGCAGGAGGGCATCAACTTCCGTCCGCTGTCGATGACCAATGCCGATGCCCAACTGATCGATGCCCGCAAGCTGTCGGCTCTGGAGGTAGCGCAGATTTTCAAAATGCCGCCACACAAAGTTGGTCTCTTGGATCGGGCGACAAACAACAACATCGAGCATCAGGGCATCGAGTATGTGATCTATTGCCTGATGCCCTGGATCAAACGCCACGAACAGGCCCGCATGCGCGACCTGTTGTTGCCGTCCGAACGTGGCGAGCTGTACATCGAGTTCAACGTGTCCGGCCTGCTGCGCGGCGACACGCAGAGCCGCTATGCCGCGTATGCAATTGGGCGGCAATGGGGCTGGTTGTCTGCCAACGACATCCGGCGCTTGGAAAACCTGCCGCCTATCCCCGGAGGCGATGTCTATATGCAGCCGCTCAATATGGTGGACACGCGCGGCGCATCGCTGCAGGGCAAGCCTGATGCCAAGGCCCTGGCAGAGGTCGAAAGCATTCTGCAATAACTACCCGTTTTGTAACCAGCCCGCCGCAAGGCGGGTTTTTTTATGCGGGAAGGTAAGGCATGCAGCCAATTGAATCGGAACTGGCGTGGGAAACTGGTGAGCAAATCATCGAGGCGGTGAAGGAGGGCCGCCGCGACGTGATGGATTTGGAAGACCCGGTAAGCGCCTGGGGAGCCGAATGAATGAGCTGGCTCTTTTCGGCGGGGCTGGTGGCGGAATACTCGGTGGCCACCTGTTGGGATGGCGCACCGTCTGCGCCGTTGAGCGTGATGCCTACGCCGCACAAGTTCTGGCGCAACGACAGACCGATGGATGTCTCGCGCCTTTCCCAATTTGGTCTGACGTGTGCAGTTTTGACGGAAGACCGTGGGCGGGACTTGTTGACGTGGTATCGGGCGGCTTTCCTTGCCAAGACATCAGCGCCGCAGGGCGGGGCGCCGGTATCGAGGGCGAGCGGTCGGGACTATGGGCCGAAATGGCAAGAATTATCGGTGAAGTACAGCCCCGATTCATCTTGCTGGAAAACTCACCTTTGCTTGTGGGCCGAGGACTTGCCCTGGTCGTCGGTGATCTTGCCCAAATGGGGTTCGATGCGGAATGGGCTTGCCTATCAGCATCCGACCTTGGAGCGCCCCATAAGCGAGATCGAATCTGGCTCGCCGCAGTGGCAAACCGTGGTCGCGGACGATGCGATAGAGCGGGCGGCGGGCAAGTGGAATTCCCGGGGAGAGCCGAGGCTGAGCGCGCAAGTGAAGCTATGGCCGACGCCGACCGCTTGCGCCAGCAAGGGAACGTCACCCGGTTCGTTGATCCGGAAGACCGGCGCCAGCAGGGAGCGGGACCGGCTGGACCATGCGGTGATGGCTTCGGACCATGGCCAGCTGAACCCGGAATGGGTCGAGTGGTTGATGGGTTGGCCCATCGGATGGACCGGATTAGGGCGCTTGGAAATGGACAGGTTCCGCGCGTGGCAGCGGCAGCATGGGCCTGCCTGGGGTCAAAAGCAGCCTAGCCCTACCTGCGAAAAGAGCTTTGCAGCCCGCAAGGATCAGAAAGAGAGAGACAACACATGAACGTTTCCAACTACACGCCGCCGGCGGCCATGATCGGCGGCCAGGGCGGCAGTCTGCTGGCGGCCGTGCTGGTCGGCGCATTGTCGCGCCATCCGGTGGCGGCCTCGTTGCCACAGCTGGCCATGCCGCCGGCAAAGGCTGGCCAGTGAGGGGGCAATTCCTGCTGTCGCAGCTGATGAATCAGCCGCACATGGTATTGCCGGACGTGCTGCATGAGGCGGTGGCCTGGGCCGGGGAGCGGGCCGGCGTCGAGTTGCGCCAGCTGGGCGTCCACGTCGCCGCCGCGCTGCAGCCTGCAGCCTGGCGCGAGGATGGCGGCCGGGCATCGATGGCCAGCCTGGCGGAACAGCGGATGCAGTCCGCGCAGCAAACGGGCCTGCTGGTGATCCCGGTGCAAGGGCTGTTGGTGGCGCGCGAAGCGAACGTCAATCTGTGCGCCACGCAAACCAGCTATGAAGGCATCCGCAGCCAGATACAAGCGGGTCTGAACGATCCGCGTGTTAGCGCCATGGTGCTGGAGCTGGATAGTCCTGGCGGCGCGGTGGTCGGCTGTTTCGAGCTGGTGGCCGACATCGAGGCGGCCAAGGCGGTCAAGCCGATTCACGCCCTGGTGCATTTCAACGCGTTTTCCGCTGCCTACGCCATCGCCTGCGCCTGCAGCGATATCACGCTGTCGGAATCGTCGGGGGTGGGGTCCATTGGCGTGATCATGAAACATGCCGACTTCAGCCAGCAGCTGGCCAGTTCCGGCGTAGCTGTCACCACGTTTTACCGGGGCGCGCGCAAAAACGACATGGCCAGCGATGCGCCGTTGTCGGACGACGCTCGCGCGATGGTCGAAAAGCGCATGGACGCCTATTACGACAAGTTCGCCGGAGTGGTGGCGAGCAACCGCGGCCTTTCCGTCGCGGCGGTCAAGGCGACCGATGCCGGGCTGTTTTTCGGCGCTGAGGCTGTGCTTGTCGGCCTGGCCGACCGGGTGGAAAGCCAGCAATTGGCAATCAACCGGATGGCGGCCGAGGTGGCCGCGAGCCGGCCGCCGCCGCTTGCGTCTTCCCGGCGCGCGACCGCCGCCGCCATGGCGATGGCCGCCCAGCTGTAACCCAACGCAAACCCAACATACCGCGCCTTCGGGCGCGTTTTTCATTTCAGCCGCTTCCAGCGGCTTTTTTTACGTCTGGAGTCTGGATGTCCGTAGTGCTTGAGTTGAAAAAACGCCGTGCCGAACTGTCCGCCGCTGTGAACCAACTGGCCGCCCTGGAGGCGACCGGCGCCGCGCTGAACGCCGAGCAGGTGGCCAGCATCGACGCGATGCAAAAAGAGTTTGATGACATCGGGGCCAAGATCGCCCGCGCCGAAGCCGCCGAGCGAATGACGGCCGCCACGGCACAGCCGGTGGACAACCCGCAAGGCCCGCGCGTAGCTGCGGCGCCGATCCATGCGACGCCGGCCGCGCCGACCGTGAAGGGCGGCGGCATGGCGCGCATGGCGGCGGCGCTGATCGAGGCGCAGGGCAATTACCGCGAGGCCGCCAATATCGCGGATGAACGCGGTTATGGCCAGGAGGTGGCGGCGGCGCTCAATACCGGGTCGCCGTCCGCTGGCGGCGTGCTGGTGCCAACCAATATGGCGCGCGAAGTGATCGAGCTGCTGCGTCCTAAAACCGTGGTACGCAAGCTGGGCGCGCGCTCGCTGCCGCTGAACAACGGCAATTTGACGATTCCGCGTCTGCGAGGCGGGGCGACGGTCGGCTATATCGGCTCTGACAGCGACGCGCCCGTAACCGGCGTGAAGTTCGATGACCTGAAGCTGTCGAGCAAAAAGATGTCGGCTCTGGTGCCGATCAGCAATGACTTGCTGAGCAATGCCGGCATCAGCCCGAACGTCGATCAGCTGATTGTGGATGACCTGACATCGTCGGTCGGCGCGCGCGAGGACAAGGCGTTTTTGCGTGACGACGGCAGCGGCAACCTGCCCAAGGGCCTGCGTCATTGGGCCTTGGCCAATAGCGTGTTTACCGCGCCGGAGCTGAGCGCCATCGATGCGGCTGCGCTGCAGGTGCTGGAAAACTTCCTGAACAAGTTGATTCTGTCGCTGGAAGGCGCGGACGCCAATATGGTGTCGCCGGGCTGGGTGATGTCCCCGAGGACTTTCCGTTTCTTGGAGGGCCTGAAGGACATGAAGGGCAGCAAGGTCTATCCGGAGTTGGCCAATCGAACGCTGAAGGGCTACCCGGTCGGCGTGACGACGCAAATCCCGAACAACCTGGGCAAGGATGGCGACGAGTCAGAATTGTATTTCGCCGACTTCGGCGACTGCTTCATCGGTGAAGACCAGTCCCTGGTAATCGATTTTTCCAAGGAAGCCACTTACAAGGATACTGACGGCCAGATGGTAAGCGCCTTCCAGCGCGACCAGACGCTTATCCGCGTCATTGCCAAGCATGATTTTGGTCCGCGTCACCAAGAGTCGATTGCGGTCGGCGTCGGCATCAAGTGGGGCAAGTAAGTACGGTTCAAGGCTCGCGCAAGCGGGCCTTTTTATATAGGAGGTAGGGAACATGATCACAGTTGAATTCGTGAAGCCGCACGGAATGTATACGCCGGGCGACGTGGCCGGCTTTGAAGACCACGAGAAGGCCGACGCGCTGCAGGCGGCGGGGGTGGCACGTCTGCATGGCGAGGAGGCGGAAGGCGAGCCGGAGAGCAAGCCGGTGCCGGCCAAGAGCAAGGCCAAGGTGCAGCCAGCCAGCGAAGGCGCGTAAATGGCCGCCGAGGTAATCCGGCGCAGTCCGGCGACAGTGCTGACGCTGGAGGAGGTGCGGCAGCAATGCCGCATCGATGCGGATCTGACCGACGACGACAGCTTGCTGCAGATGATCGAGCGGGCTGCCGTCGCCAGCGCCGAGGCCAGGGCCGGCGGGCCGCTGCTGATGGCGGATTGCCGCGAGACGCTGGACACCTGGCCAGGCCTGCCCTGGTTGTATCTGGAAATTGCGGGCGGGCGCGAGGTAGTTGCCATCGAAGCGATGCAGCAAGGGCAGCGCCAGCCGCTGCCGCTGAATGCCTTCCACATCGAGCAAGACGGGCGGCGTTTGTGCCTCAAGCCGCTGCGAAGCTGGCCGGAGGTAGACCCGGTGCCAGGGGCAATTTCGATAGCCTACCGGGCTGGCTTTGCCGAGGACGGGCAGGACGTGCCGGAGGACATGCGGCAGTGGCTGCGCTTCCGGGTTGCCACGTTATACGCCTACCGCGAAGAGATCAGCGCCGGCAGCGTGGTGGCCCTGCCGGATGGCCTGGTGGATAGTTTGATTGCCCATTACTGCCCGGCGGGTGGATGGATTTGAACAAGGGGAAATGTGTGGATAAGGATTGGCGTTGGGTTGAGGCCCGTGTAATCAAAACTCTCGAAGGAAATGAGAATTACCGGCTGAATGACTTGCTGTTCATGCCTGCGGATTTTTTAGAGATAGAGGAGATTGGCGAATATTTGGAGTGCGGAGAAGAAGCGGTTCGCGCTGCCGTGGCGGCGGGTGGTCGTCGCCAGTATTACTTTACGGAGGAAGAGTGGGCAAGCGGCAAGGCCGATGCAGTGCTGCGCGCTGATTTCATGGAGGTATTCGAGCGGGTCGGCCTCGCCTTGGAGGATGGGAACGAGGGCGCGGCTTGAATGCGTCGATGCTGAAAGACCGCATTCGGTTGAGCCAGCCTACCAAGACGCGCACCCCATCCGGCGCGGTGCGGGAGGTCTGGAGCGAACCGAAAGCGGTGCATGCGCGGGTGGACTACCTGGGGGCGCGAACCTACACGGCAGCGCTGGCCGAGCAAACAGGCTGCAGGGTCCGGGCGACCATCCGCTGCCGCGTGGTGGCGGATGGCTGGCGGGTGCTGGTCCATGGCCAGCCGTTCAAAATCAAAACGGCGGAGCCGCACAAGGAGCCTGGCTATTTGGTGCTGATGCTGGAAACGCATGATGGCAACGGGTGAGGTTCATGGCCTGGATGCGCTGATGCGCCATCTGGATGCAGTGCCGCGCAACCTGCAGCGCAAGATTTTGCGCCGGGGGCTGCGCAAGGGGGCCGCCCTGGTGCGGGACGAGGCCCGCCGCCGGGTGCAGCGTCGATCCGGCTTGCTGGCCAAGTCGATTGTCGTCGCCAGTTCGCGGGGCAGTGGCCAGCGCGGAGCGGTGGCTTACAAGGTGGGGCTACGCTCGCGGGCCTGGTACGGGCGCTATCTGGAGTATGGCCACGTCAAGCGTGGGCGAGGGCAGAAGATCGCAGGCGGCGAGCGGCGACGAACGGCGACGCGGGAAGTCCTGAAAGGGGCGGGGCAATTTGTCCCGCCCTATCCATTTATGCGCCCTGCGGCGGAAAAGCTGCCGGATGCGGTCGGGATCGTCGCGGACGAAGTGCGGGCGGCGTTGATCAGTGGGGAGTTGATGAGGTGATAGGGGCGGTATTGGTGGAGCTGCTGGCCGCGCCAGAGGTGGCCGCGTTGGTGGGCGACCGGGTGTATCCGGTGGAGCTGCCGGGCGAACCGGAGTTACCGGCGATGGCTTATCAGGTAGTAGACGAAAAGCGGCACCAAGCAGCGCGCCGGCCTACTGGCGGTGTGCGCAGTTTGGTGCAGCTGTCGATTGTCGCGCCCGACTATGATGCCGCCTATGCGGTGGCCTGGGTGGTGCGGCGTCGGCTGGCGCGATGGCGAGGCGTGGCGGGCGGGGTACTGATTTACGACACTTTGGAAGAGTCGTCGCAGGACGCTGGAGAAAGCACGCCGCATATGGTGGCGATGACCTGGCGCATTTATTGGAAAGAAGCATGAGCAAGATTCAGTCATTGATTTTGGGAGTGGAGCAGGCGCTACTTGGTGCCACGCCGGCAGATAACCGGGTGAGCCGCGACCTTGAACGCGGCTACAGCTTTGGCGAGTTCCCGGCGCTGCTGCTGCATCAGCTGCAGGATATACCGTTGTCCGGAAGTCCCGTTGGCTATGAGTACCGGCAATTGTCGGTGGAGCTGGAAATCCGGGCGGATGGCGATGTGCCGCATGAGGCGTGTAATGAGGTGCTAGAGGCTGCGCATGGGGCGCTGCATGCCTCGCTGGAGGTGCAAGACCTGCAGTCCGGCATGGTGGAATGGGGGTATGACGAAGAAAACCCGGCGCTGGGTGTCTGCCGGGCGCACTACCTGCTGACCTACCGGCGCAGGGAAGGTGAGTTGTAGGAATTTCCAAGTGGTACTGGTTGGAAAATGTTCGGCTCGCTACGGCGGGCTTTTTTTGTGCCTGGGAGGAATGCGGTGGCATTGAACAGCAAGAGGGTGGCGATTATCGCCAAGGTGGAAACGAAAGAGGGCGTGGACGCGGTGCCGACCGGCGCGGCGAATGCGATTTTGGTGGCAAGCCCCAAGGTGACGCCGCTGGAAAGCGACAAGGCGGAACGCAATGTGGTGCGGCCTTACTTCGGCAATGCGGAATCGGTTGTTACCGGCGTCCGCATGAAAGCGGAGTTTGAAGTTGAGTTGGCCGGCGCGGGAGCGCCTGGTTCGGCCCCGGCCTGGGGGGTGTTGCTGCGCGGCTGCGGATTCGCGGAAACCGTCACCAAGGACGCCAGCGCCAGCTATGCGCCGATTTCGGCCGGGCATGAGTCGCTGACCCTCTATTACAACCTGGACGGCGTGCAGCATAAGCTGTTGGGCGCTCGCGGCACGGTGTCGCTGGACCTGCAGAACAAAGCCTTCCCCAAAATGAAGTTCGTGTTTACCGGCGTGCATGGCGGCATTGTCGATGCGCCTGCGCCAGCCTTGAAGCTGACGCCATTTCAAACCCCGATGCCGTTCGACGCCGCCAACGTCGCCAGCTTTTCGCTGTTCGGCTTTAGCCCGGCGGTACAGAGCCTGTCGCTGGACATGGCCAACGAGGTCAAGCATCGGGGGTTGCCAGGCGGCGTGGAAAGCGTGCTGATTACCGGGCGCAAGCCATCAGGTTCGGTACAAATCGAGTCCACCCGGATTGCCGAAAAGGACTGGTTCGCGCTGGCGCGCACGGCGGAGCGCGGCGCGCTCGCCCTGGTGCATGGCAAGACCGCCGGCAACATCATCCAGATTGACGCCACGGTCAGCATCGGCAGCGCCGACTACGGCGACAGCGACAACATCAGCATGACCACGCTGCCCCTCGCCCTGTTGCCGACCAATGGCGACGACGAAATCAAAATCACTGTTCGATAGGAAGCCCATGTTCAAGATCGCAAACAGCGGCACTGTACGCGTACCAGCTGAAATCCTCACGCGTACCGAGTCTGGCGCGGAAAACAAAATCACCATCCAGCTGACGGGCCGTTTGCTGACGCAGCCGGCTTGGGATGCGCTGTTCGCCAAGTACGCGGCGGAGGCCGGCGCGGGTGAGCTGTCCGAGGTCTACCGCCAAAACGCCCGCCTCTATGCCGAGGTGTTCACAGCGTGGGAGGGGGTGACGGATGCGGACGGCGAGGCGCTGCCGCTGTCGCAGGCGGCGCTTGAGGCGGCCTTGCTGTCGGTGGATGGGCCGCAGGTCAACGCCGCTTTGCAGCAGGCTGTCCATGCCCTGCGCTTCGGTGCCGTCCGAAAAAACTGATTGAGGCGGTGCGCTGGGAGTTTGGCGAGCGCGCCGCCAGCCGATCGGAGGATCGGCAAGCGCTGCTGGATGCCGGGGTGCCACTGGATCAGGTGGACGGCCTGCTGCCAGGCCGGCGCGAAGAGGCGACATTCGAGCTGCTGCCGGACGCGTTGCCGGCCTGGCGGTTATGGCAGGCGATGCAAACACAATGGCGACTCGGGCCGGCGGGCGTATACGGCCTGGACTATGCGGTGCTACCGGTGGTGGAGCAGCGTTGCGGCATCGAGCGGGAAGAGGCTGGGCAGTTGTTTGCCTGCCTGCAGGACATGGAGCGCGAAGCGTTGCGGATGATGGCAAAGAAGGGGGCATGAGGTGGCAGCGCAAAATGTAGGCTCGCTGGTGATCAATCTGGAAGCGCGGGTTGCCCAGCTGCAAGGCGATATGGCTGCGACCAAGCGTGTTGTCAGCGATGCAATGGACAACGTGGAGCGCGACGCCAAGCGCGGGGCCAAGGCGCTGGAGGAGGCCGCAAGCAGCGCTGGCATGCTGGCGCGTGCCGGGGCGGCAATTGCCGGGGCGTTCGCGCTGTCTGCCGTCAAAGACAGCGTGGTGTCGGTGGCAACGGCCTTGAATCAGGCGCAGATTGCCAGCGAGCGCCTGCAGAAATCGTTGTTCTATGCCAACGGCGGCGACATCAAGGCGATTGCGTCGGACATCGAGTGGCTGCGCCGGCAAACGTCCGGCCTGGGGCTGGATTTCGCGCAGGCGTCGGCGTCCTATGCGCAGTTTGCCGGTGCGGTGAAGGGAACGCCGCTGGCGCCCTATGCGCGCCAGGTGTTCGACTCGCTGTCCACGGCGGCCAGCGCTTTCGGCTTGTCGGCGGAAACGGCGCAGGGCGCGATGCTCGCCCTGGTGCAGATGTCAGCCAAGGGGGTGGTGTCGGCGGAAGAGTTCCGGGGACAGTTGGCCGAGCATTTGCCGATTGCCACACAAGCGGCGGCCAAGGCGCTGGGCGTCACGACTGGCGAATTCAGCAAGATGTTGGAGTCCGGCAACTTGCTGGCGGTGGACTTCCTACCCAAGTTCGCCGCCGAGCTGAAGAAGATGAGCGCGGACGCGGCGGCCTTCGGTGGCGAGACGCAAAAGGCCAGCGCCAATTTCGTCAATTCGTGGGAGGCGATGAAGACCGAGGTGGCGCAATCCGGCGTGGCCTCGTTCATCGCCGGCCAACTGGCGATTTTGACGGACGCCTTTGACGATGTGTCGGAGTCGATCCGCCAGGCGCGCAAGGAGGGGGCGGGTTTTTGGGGGCAGGCGATGGCGGGCGGCGGCGCGGTGATGCGCTTTGCAAACCCGGTCAATGCGCTGCATTACGACGCGCAGAGCGAAAACGCCCGCGCCGCCCAATTGAAGGGACGCATCAAGGAGGCTGAGGACACCTTCAACGACTTTTCTTTTTCGCAGACGCGGGAGCAAAAAAGGGCCGCGCTGCAGTTGATGAAATCGGAGCTGGTCGAGCTGGAAAAACGCGCCAAGGCTGTGACGGCGGACGCCGCCGCCGGGGCCAAGGCGGAAGAGGCCAAAGCGGCAGCGCGCAAGGATGCCGAGGCGCGGGCCAAGGCGTATGCGAGCGACGATTCGCGCCAGAGCGACCGCGAGCAGTACGACAAGCGGGCGAAGAAGGAGGAGGACGCTTTCAAGGCCGCGGTCGTCGGGTTGGAGAAGGGCAGCAAGGCATATCAAGATGCCGAAAAGGCGCACCAGACCGCCGTCAGCAAGCTGCGCGAGGACTTCGACAAGAAACAAGGTGCCGAGCGTAAGAAGGCTGGTGCGCAAGGGCGGCGTGAGGATGCCGCCATCGATGCGATGCAGCGTGAAATCATGGGCGTCGAAAAGCTATCCGCCGTTGAGCGGGCGCGCTTTGAGATCGCAGAAGGCAAGTATGCCGGCTGGAGCGCAGCCAGCCAGCAGCGCTTGCTGTCGCTGGCGTCCGAATTGGACGCAACCCGCCAACTGCGGCAGGAGAACAAAAAGTTCCTGGACGAGCTGAACCGCGATGTTGAGCAATACGAGGCGCACCAGCGTGACGTGGCCAAGCGGTTGCGTGGTGGCGAGTACGACAACGCGGCGCAGCGGCTACAGCGGGATCATCGTGAACGGTCGTTAGACATCGAATACAACCACGGCCTGTCCGACGACGAAAAGCGCGATTACGGCCAGAAAGAAGACCGGCGCAACGAACGGGCGGTGGACGCCCTGCGTAGCAGCGAGCGCCAGGGGATCGGCCTGCAGTCCGAAGAGCAGCAGTTGCAGGAACAGTATGAGCGCCGCAGGCAGCTGATCATGGATGCCACCACGCTGACCGAAACCGAGCGGGCCGACTACATCCGCCGCAATCAAGAGCAGTTGAATGCGGACCTGTTGAATCTGGAGCGCAACCGCGCATCCGCGATGCTATCGAGTTCCAGCCAGCTGTTTGACGGCCTGGCCGGACTGGCGGCCAGCTTCAAGGGCAAAAACAGCGGTATCTACCGGGCAATGTTCGCCGCCAGCAAGGCATTCGCCATTGCCGACTCCATTATCAAGATTCAGCAGGCTGTGGCCGGCGCGGCGGCGTCTGCGCCGTTTCCGGCCAATCTGGGGGCGATGGCGTCGGTGGTGTCGGCAACTGCGGGCCTGGTGTCCTCTATCAGCAGCACAAACTTGTCCGGCATGGCGCATGACGGTATCGACAACATTCCGCGTGAAGGGACGTGGCTGCTGGACAAGGGGGAACGGGTAGTTGATAGGCGCACGAATAGCGACCTGAAAGACTTTCTTGCCCGCGTGAATGCGCCCACGACCGCGCCCGCCGCGTCGGCCCAGCCGGTCAAAGTGATCGTCAATAACCTGGCTCCGGGAGCCGTGGCCAGGACGGAGGAGCGGCAGGGGCCGGATGGTGGGCGGGAAATTTTAGTGCTGGTGGAGCGGGTAATAGACAACAAGCTGGCCAGTGCGATGAGGCCGGACGGTGACATTTACAACTTTGTTCGGGGGTAGATATGGCGGCTGAAACATTCAGCTGGACGCCGCTGTTTGGCGGGTCGTCGTCGATCCGGGCGCGAGTGCGTGAAGCCAAGTTCGGCGATGGCTATGTGCAGCGCGTGGCGGACGGCATCAACACCATGGCGCGCAGCCGCAAGCTGTCGTTCGCGGGGGATGCGGCGATGTGCGACGCCATCGAGGCGTTTCTCGCGCGTCAGGGCGGGGCGCGCTGGTTCTGGTTCACTTATCCCGGCGCGGCGCGCTGCAAGGTTCGTTGCGCGGAATGGGACCGTTCTTACCTGGCCGCCGGGGATGAAGTGGTGAGCGCGGCGTTTGAACAAGTATTTGATCCGGGGGAGTGATGGGAGAGATACACGCAGAAAAACAGCGCCTGGTGCATGACGCCCTGGTGCAGCTATTCGAGATACGGCCGCCGGCCAGCGAAGTGATGCAGCCGCTGCGCTTTACTGCCAGCGGCAACGGCCAGGCGGTGACGTTTCAGGGGCTGACCTACGAGCCGTGGGCGATGGAGGCCAAGGGCTTTGAAAGCAGCCACAAGGGCGCGCCGCGTCCGAAGCTTTCAATCAGCAATATAGGCACGCTGCCGGACGGCAGGCCGCTGCGCGGCATCTTCACGGCGCTGGTGATGCAACATCAAGGCTTGGTCGGCTGGGAGGTGGTCCGACGGCTGACCCACGCCAAATTCTGCGCCGGGGGCGAGCTGGCGGCCTTCCCGGAAATGCACCCGGAGGAAATTTGGCTGATCAACCGGCGCGAGGCCGATAACGGCGATGTGCTCACTTTCGAGTTGCGCAGTCGGCTGGACCTGGCCGGGAGGCGAGCGCCGGGGGTGCTGGTGACGCGCTATTGTCCGGCGCATGTGGTCTACCGGGGTGCGCATTGCGGCTATCAGGGCGCGGCCATGTTCGACGCCAACGACAAGCCGGTGACTGACAAGCGGCTGGATCGATGCGGTAAACGGTTGGCCAGCTGCAAAAACCGGGACAATCTGGCCAACTACGGCGGTTGCCCCGGAATGAGGCGCTACAGCTAATTGGCTTGTTTAGCAGGGAGGATTTTGCTGTATATCTTGGCCGTTTTTGTATGTTCCAGAAGGTATTCAGGCACGTTATTTACGGAAGTCCATAATTCTTTGCGGACGGATGGCTTGCAGACATATTTCCACAAATAATCGTTTTCGCTATCAGGGATGATGTCTTGCGATGATTTATCCGACACGGCTATATCCTGTGGAATCTGATCATAGTCGTAAAAAATCGTTTTGACGTAAGTTACAGTTCGGGCACTGCAATTGATTTGCCGCAAAGTCATGTTGTAGGAGTAACCAGCGCTTGGTTGGTTGGTGTCTATTGTTGGGGAAAAAATAGTCCAAAATTTCATAGAGCCATTGGTGTCTGAGATGCTGTCTGCATCAACTAGTAGTGAGCCGTGATTAATCGTGCCATTGTAAGAACTCCAGCTGGCCGCAAAAGCGCCGCTGGATGCAAGTGCAAGCATAGCAATTAGTATTTTTTTCATGTGAACATCTCCATCTGTTAAGTGGCAGCACAGCCCGCAATAGAATAATGGCATTTCCTATTTGTTCAATAGGGAATCGTCAAATTATTAGACCGCAAGCGCGGTTTTTTTTATGGGTAAACGATGAGCGCAACAACAGAACAAATCGCCGCCATGCTGGGCTACGCGGCGCAGGCTGGCGAGCAAGAAGCCTGCGGCGTGGTGCTGGACTCGGGCCGGGTCTATCCCTGCCGCAACCTGGCTGACGATCCGGCGCGGCAATTCAGGATTGACCCGGTGGACCGCGCCGCCGCCGAGCAGCTGGGCCGGGTGGTCGGCATCTGGCACAGCCACCCCAATGCGCCGGCTGATCCTAGCCCGGCGGACCTGGCCATGTGCGAGTGCACGCGCTTGCCCTGGCACATCGTCAGCCATCCCGGCGGTGATTACCGCTATATCGAGCCGTGCGGCTGGCAGGCCGATTATCTAGGCCGCCCGTATTGCTATGGCGTGTTCGACTGCTGGGAGCTGGTACGGGACTGGTACAAGCGCGAGCGCGACGTGTCGCTGCCGCGTCCGGCGGGCGCAGAGCGGGACGGCTGGTGGAATCGGGGGCTGGACTTATTCACCACGGCGGCGGAAATGGCCGGCTTCGAGTGGGTGGACGACGCGCCGCAGGCCGGCGACGTGCTGTTGATGCAGATACAGGGCGCGCAGCCCAATCACACGGCGCTATGGCTGGGTGATGGCCGCATCCTGCATCACCTACGGGATCGGCAATCGGAAACACATATTTACGGCGGTTATTGGCAGCGGGCAACCGTCAGGCGGGCGAGGTATCGGAAATGAGCAACAGCGTTTTGCGGATGATCCGCCTGGGCGGCGTCCTGGGCGAGCAGTACGGCCAGGCGCATGAACTGGCGGTGTCGTCGGCGGCCGAGGTGGTGCCGGCGCTCAATGCGCTGTATCCGGGCTTTCACAACGCCTTGCGCGCCCTGGACGAACAGGGCCAGGCGTTCCGGGTGACGGTGGCCGATAGGGACGTCAGTGAGCAGGAGCTAACACTGATTTCAACCGGTGATGTGCTGATCATGCCGGAGGTGGTTGGGGCCAGCGGTAATCAAGTTTTGGGGGGCGTGCTGATCGCAGTTGGCGCGCTAACCTGGGCTTTTGGCGGCACGCAGCTGATGGCGGTCGGCGTCGGCCTGATGCTGTCGGGGGCAATGATGATGCTGACGCCGGTTCCGCGCCTGGACCAGTCGCAGAGCGAGCAGCAGCAGGGCAAGGCTAGTTACTTGTTCAACGGTGCCGCCAATAGCAGCGCGCAGGGCATGCCTGCGCCCTGGGGTTGGGGGCGACATCGAGCGGGCGGCATCATCATTTCGGCGGGAATCAGCGTGGAAGACATGTGATGGAAGCAATGGAAATCATCGGCGCGGGCGGCGGCGGACAGCGAGAGCCGCGCCGGCCAGTCGAGGCGGAAGACACGCTGCAATCGCTGGCGACAGCCAGGGTGCTGATGCTGGTGGGGCTGGGCGAAATGGGCGGACTGGTCAATGGCGACCAGTCCGTTTTTTTTGGCGGGGTGCCGCTGCAGGATGCCTATGGCGGGCGCAACTTCGAGCGGGTGCGAGTGGAACACCGTGTCGGCACGGCGGCGCAAGCGCCGATGCCGGGATTTGACGAGGTGGAGACGGAATACGCGGTCGGGGTCGAGGTCACGGCCGGCGATGGCATTGTCCGCAATATCGATAATCTGGATGCCACGGCGGTGCGTGTCACGGTGTCCGTGCGTGGCCTGTTGTCGATCAACGACGATGGCGATACCAAGCCGTCAAGCGTAGATATGGCGGTAGACATCCGCCAGCCGGGCGGGCTATGGCAGCAGACGCGCAGCATCCACATCGAGGGCAAGACCCGCAGCAAGTATCAACGGTCTGTGCGCATCGACTTGCCGGAGCGAGGGCCGTGGCAAGTGCGGGTGCGCCGGCTGACGCCGGACAGCACGACTCAAAAGTTGATCAACGCGACCGAATGGGACAGTTACACCATGCTGCAGTCGATGCAGCTGAGCTATCCCGGCTATGCGCTGCTGGGGGTGACGTTTGACGCCAGGCAGTTCTCTTCGCTTCCGGAAATCACCAGCGAGTGGAACCTGTCGGTGCTGCAGGTGCCGAGCAATTACGATCCGGCGTCCGGCACGTATGCGGGCGCGTGGAACGGCACGTTCAAGCCGGCGCATTCCAGCAACCCAGCCTGGTGCCTGTACACCTTCGCCACCGACGAGCGCTTCAATATCAACCTGCCGCCGGATGGCGCGTGGAAGTGGGACTTGTACCGCATCGGCCAATGGTGTGACCAACTGGTCAGCGACGGCATGGGCGGGCAGCGCCGCCGCTTCGAGATGCACGGCTACCACGGCGACGGCGCGGACGCCTGGAAGGTGCTGCAGGACATGGCGTCGGTGTTTTGCGGCAAGGTAGTGCCGAGTGCCGGCGGCATCCGCGTGGTGGCCGACATTCCCGGCGACGTGCCGGCGAAACATTTCGTTCCTGGGAACGTGATAGATGGCCAGTTCAGCTATGCCAGTACCGAGCAGGCCGACCGCTACACGGTGGCCAGCGTGTCGCTAGTGGACCCGGACGATGGCTGGAAGCGTTCCATTGAGTATGTGGAGCATATGGATGGCCTGGCGCGCTACGGCTACCAGCCGGCGGAAGTGGTGGCGGTAGCCTGCACCAGCCGCGCGCAGGCGCAGCAGCTGGGCCGCTACATCCTGGAAACGGCGCAGACGGAAACCGAGCTAGTGACGTTCGCCGCCGGCCTGTATGGCGTCGATCTGCAGCCGGGCGAGTTGTTCACGGTGTTTGATCCTGTGGTGGCTGGCCGGCGCATGGGGGGCCGCCTGCTGGCTGTCAAGGGCCGGGCCGTGACGCTGGATGCGCCCGTGATGCTGGACGAGGGCGTCAGTTACAGCCTGGAATGCCCGATGCCGGACGGCTCGCTGGTGCAGCGCGGCGTGGTGGTGACGCCCGGCGAGACAGACTGCTTGCAACTGGTGGCTGCGTTCCCGGCGCAGCCGGTGGACGGCGCAACCTGGGCGCTGATCGGGACCAATCTGCAGCCGACTCTGTGGCGTTGCGTCTCCAAGCGCGAGCGCGAGCCGGGCATCTACGAAATCAGCGGCCTGCAGCACAACCCGAACAAGTGGGCGACCATCGAGCAGGGCATCCGCATCGATGCGCCGCCGCCATCCAGCTTGCCGGACCCGGCGCAGATGCCGGCGGTGTCGGCGGTGGCCGTGCGCGAAGTGGCTTATCTGACCGGCGACGGGCGGCGGGCGGTGCGGCTGGAGGTGGATTGGCCGGCGGTCAATCATCCCTACCTGCGCGGCTACGTGGTCGGCTATCGCCAGGACGGCGGCAACTGGCAGGAACTGCCGGAACAGTCGGCCAATCACGCCGAGCTAGAAGGGCTGCAGCCGGGGCGATGGCAAGTGCGGGTGTCCAGCGTGTCAGCCATCGGCCTGCGCAGCATCCCGGCGCTGGCCAGCATCGAGGCGCATGGCCACAAGTCGCCGCCGCCCGCGCCGTCGCTGGCGGCGGTCGGCGTGGCGATGGCCATCAACCTGGCGTGGCGCTATCCGGCGGGCGTGCCTGACTTGGCGCGCGCCGAACTGTTCTATTCCGCTGATCCGCACGATGGCAACCCGGTCAAGCTGGCGGACCTGGCCTATCCGGCGAACAGCTTCGCGCACCTGGGCGTCGGCCTGGGCGTGCATTACTACTACTGGCTGCGCGTGACTGACAGCTGGGGCAATGTGTCCGCGCCGGCGACGGCGGACGCGGCGACGGTCCGCGACCCGGCGCTATTGCTGCAGCAGCTGCAAAACAGCATCGGCGGCGGCCAACTGGCAGAGGAGCTGCGCCAGCCGTTGGAGCGTCTGCCCGACATCGCCGCGCAGGCCGACGAAGCCGGCAAACTGGCGGCGTCGGCGGTGGAAACCGCGCTGCAAAACGTGCTGACCAATGACCAGCTTGGCGACGTGCAAACCCGGCAATTCGCCATCGCCCGCCGCGACCTGAAAACAACCAGCGAGGCATTGAAGCAGGAAGCGACGGCGCGGCTGGCGCTGGGTGCCAAGCTGGGGGACACGCAGGCGGCGCTGATTGAGGAGCAGACGGCGCGGGCCGAAGCGGATAAGGCGCTTGCCCGCGATGTCAAAACCTTGACCAGCCAGACGGCGGGCGACCTGGCCACGGTACGGCAGGAGTTGCAGACGGCGACGGGGGCCAATGGTGCGTTGTCCAAACGTTTGGACACGCTGACCGCCAAGCATGAGGAGAGCCAGAAAACCACGCAGGCCGGCTTGCTGCAGGAGCAGACGGCGCGGGCCGAGGCGGACAAGGCGCTGGCCAGCGATATCCAGTCTTTGACCAGCAAGACGGATAGCGGCCTGGCCACGGTGCGCCAGGAACTGCAGGCGGCGACCGGTTCCAGTGGCTCGCTGGCGCAGCGGCTGGACCAGATGTCTACGCGGGTGGGCGACAACGAGGCGACGATTACGCAGCAGGCTAAGAGCGTCGATGGCCTGATGGGGAAATGGTCGATCCAAATCACCCGCACCGCCAATGGCAAGACCTTCGCCAGCGGCCTGGCGCTGAACAATGGCGCGCAGGGCAGCGAATTCGCCGTGCTGGCCGACAAGTTCTATGTGGCGCAGCCGGACGGCGAGGGCGTGCGCCAGGTGTTCACGGTGGGCAACATCAACGGACGCCCGGCGGTCGGGGTGTCCGGTGACATGGTGCTGGATGGCACGCTGAGCGCCGGCAAGATTTCGGCGGGCGAGATTCGCGCCGAGGTGTCGCTGTATGCGGCGGCGATTCGCGGCGGGTCGATCAATATGGGCGGCGGGCAGTTCGTCGTAGACAGCAACGGCAATGTGTCCATCAGTAGCGGACGCAACGGCGCGCGGACCGAGATCAGTAATCGGGTGATTCGGGTGTTCGACGAAAACGGTGTCGAGCGCGTCAAGATAGGGGATTTGTCAGCATGAGTAGTCATGGCTTGGTGGTGAAAGACGGCGCGGGCCGGGTGGCATTGCATACCGACTCGTTGGCCAGCAGCCTAGTGGATGTGATCTACCTGGGCGGCGGCAATGGCGAACGGGCCTACCCGGAGCTTGCGGGGTTCGTCCTGGGGACCACGCAGATTTATGGGCCGACGGTCGGCGGCGGCGGCAAGCGCATGCATGGCGTCGCCGTCGATTACGGTCCTGGCTATCCGCTGGTGCGCTGGTGGCAGCAAACCGGCGATGTCGCGCCGACGACACTCTATGTGATGTCGGTCCGATGAGCCGCCATGGTTTTATGGTGCGCAATGGCAATGGCGGCATTGTCGTCAGCGACCGGACGTATTCCCTGGTATTTGTCGGCCTGGCGCAATTCAACGCGGTAACGGGATCGCCTAGCGGGATTTTGCCGAAGTGGTTCGATTTCATGATGGGGCTGTACACGCAGCGTTACTACGTCGACTGCCCGTTCGAGCCGCTGCCTTTCATTCGCCGTTCCGGCGGCTGGGCCGGCATCGTCGGCGTGCAAGGGGCAGGGGCGGGTCGTTGGGAAATCACGGTGGCCACCTATCCCAACTTCCAGCCGCAAATTCTGGTGTTTTGCCGCACGCCTAATTATGTGGCCGGGCGCTGGGGCATGGTATTGCGGCGCGAGGATGGGGCGGTGTGCTATGACAGCAATCAAAAGAATTTGGTGCTGATGGATGCCGTGGTGCATACGGCGTCCAATATTCACATCATCAAGCAGAATGGCCAGACGCCATCCCGCCGCGCCGATGGCACGCTGACGCCGGTTCGTTGGAATAGTCCGAATGCCGCGTATTGCTATTCCATCAATGGTAAGTATGTAATCGATTATGCCTATTACTCCTATTATGATTTGCTGAATGGCAGGCTGGAGGATGCAGGATTTAGGACCGAGTTTTGTTATTTGGCTAAGGGCGGTCGAGATAGTGGCGATGCGATGGATTGCATCCCGCAAACCATCATGCTGACCGACGCCAGTCTGTACGTGTAATGCAATAGAACTTGATGCCCGCTTCGGCGGGCTTTTTTTATGGGTGCGAGAAATGGCAACGGATGTTTCGTGGTATCGAGTCGGCCAAGTGAGCGTCAAGCAAGGCGGCCTGGATGTGACGGGCGCGGCGACCAGTTGGGCCGGGCAGGTGAATCAGGGAGATATCTTGCTTGGGCCTGATGGCCGGTTGTATGAAATCGCCGGGGTGGACGAGGGCGGCGCGCTGCTGAAGCTGCGCACGCCCTACCTGGGCGGCAATGCCGACAAGCAGGCTTACGCCATCGTCCGCAACTTTACCGGCTCGCCGTTGGGCGAGGTGGCCGCCGAGCTGGCCAAGATGCAGCGGCGCTGGATGACGACGCTGGCGGGCTTCCGCGATGTGCTGTTCAGCGACCAGCCGCAGGCGACGCTTTACGACGAGTTGGGCGGGGCGCGCATGGTGATGCCCTGGCCGGCGATAGACAAGGCGGCAAAAGACGGGCTGGCGGCGATGGAGGCGGCGCGGCGGGTGGTGGTGGACAATTCCGCCGACCTGATCGCCTCGCGCAACGCGGCGGCGGTCAGCGCCAAGGCCAGCGGTGACAGCGCGGCAGCGGCGGAGGCCAGCGCCCGCGCCGCCAAGGCCAACGAGGACGCCGCCCGCAAAAGCGCGGACTTCGCGGCGACATCGGAAAAGCAGTCCGGCATCAACCGGGAGGCGTCTGCAGCGTCCGCCAGCGCGGCGGCACAGTCGGAAGCGAAGGCGGCAGCCAGTGCCGGCGTCCTGTCCGGTGCAGCGGCAGCGGTGGAGGAGGCCCGCGCGCTGGTGGACGGGCTGGACGCACGCTTTGCCACGCCCGCGCAAGTGAATGCCGCCGTGGCGCGGGTGGTGGACGGCGCGCCGGGCCAGCTGGACACGCTGAAGGAGCTGAGCGCCGCTCTAGGCAATGACAAGGACTTCGCGGCCAATCTGACCGCAGCGATGGCCAAGAAGCTGGAGGCTGGCGACCTGGCCAGTGTCGGCTTAGGCGGCAACGCGCAAAACGTCAGGGCGGGCGCGCTGACAGACAAGCGCCCCAACGGCTTCTACCACGCGCAAGCGGACGAGGGCAACGGGGTCGCGGGCGCGCCGGGCAGGGGTGGCAATGGCATGTTCATGGTCAATTTCCTGAGCGACAAATGGGGCACGTTGACCTATCGCGCCTGGGGCGGCGAGGTATACGAGGCCCGACTCGAAAACGGCGTGTGGAGCGGGTTTAACCGCCATTGGCACAGCGGCAACGATGCGCCGCTATCGATGTTCCGGGGCGAACTGGTCGATAAGGTGGATCTGAATACCCTGCAGCAAAATGGCTGGTGGCGGCAACGCATGAATGCCAATGCCGCTAGCGGGGCAAACTATCCCAGCGGCGATGCTGGCGCGCTGAGCGTGTGCAACGCCGAGAACATGACCTTCCAGCAGTATCAAACCTTCAGTACGGAACGACCGCGGTTGTATTTGCGGAGTCGTTACAACGAGACTTGGGGGAAGTGGTGCCAAATCTGGCACAGCGGCAACCACGGCGCAGGGTCGGGCCTGGATGCGGACACGCTGGATGGCCTGCAGGGCGCGGACCTTCTGACAGTCGGCAGCGAACAGCTTGTCACCGGGGCGAAGACCTTCGGCAAGTCGATTCAGGCGAATGCGGCGGGCGGCAGCTTGGAAGCCTGGGGGGGGACGGCGCGCGGCCCGGCGCTGCAGTTGAATTGCTCGGACGCGGCCCAAGCCTACGCGGTGTGGCGAGCCGGCAAACCCGGCGGGCGTCAGCTGGCGGCGCTGGACGTGTGCGCGGGCGGCGACGACAAGCCGGTGGCGGTCGTGCTGCATCTGTCCGGGCCGGGCGTGGCCGCCAATGCCCATGCCTGGACCGGCAGCGACTACGCGGCGGCTGGCAACATCCTTGCCGGCGGCAAACTCGTCAGCGGTAACATCAATGCCAACTCCACTGGAGGGACGAATTCCTCGCTGGAGGTGCGCAACGTGCCGAGCAGCGCCGGGGATGAGGGCATGGCGTCGATGGCGTTTCATTGCCAGGGGGCGTATGCGGTCAAGCTGGGCCTGCGCGCGGATGGTTTCTTCGGCCTGGGTGGCTGGAGCGCCGGCCCGTGGCGTTGGTTTGTCAACGCCGCCAACGGAGACATGACAGCTGCCGGCAATGTGACGTGGTTTTCTGATGCGCGGCTGAAGACCGACATAACACGCATCCCGGACGCCCTGGAGCGGGTTTGCCGGCTCAATGGCTACACCTTCACCCGGATGGACACCGGAGCGCGCCAGGTGGGGCTAATCGCGCAGGAAGTGCGGGAAGTGCAGCCGGAAGCCGTGATCGAAGCCGCCGACGAAAACAAAACCCTGACTGTCGCTTACGGCAACCTGGCCGGCCTGTTTGTCGAGGCCATCAAGGCGCAGCAGCTGCAGATAGCGCAGTTGATGGCGCGAGTTGCCCAGCTGGAGGCCGCCGCATGACTTTGCCGGCTAGTGGGGCGGTGTCGGCCTGGCAACTCAATGTGGAGGTCGGGCGGGGAGGCAATGCCAGCGGCAGCGCAGGCGAACAAGTGTTTCGGGACTTGGCCGAAGTGGGCGGCGGCAGTTATTCCGGTCTGGCTTTCTTCGGTAAAAGCATGTTTAAGCCGCTTGCGGCGCAGCTTTCGACATACCTGAGCGAGACGACATTTACGATGGGGATTGGTCGGCCAAGGGTATTCCTGGAGGTGTCGTGTACCCCGAAGTATGGCCAGCCGCCCTATTCTTTTGCTTGGGAAATGTTGTGGGAGGATGGCAACCATCCGGTTTTTTCCGGCGAGTTTACCGACAAGATTACTTTTACGGGTGATCCAAGAGGCAAGGGGTCGGACTGGCGATGCAAGGTGACGGATGGCAGTGGGCAAGTGGCATATAGCCCAAATCTGCAGATTCGGTTCTATTTCAAGAAATTGAATATCGGAATGTAAGGGAAAGGAAATTGCAAGAACACGAAAAGGGATTGGTGGCGTTGCTGGTGGTGGGCGCGGCAATCGGCCTGGGCAAGCTACTGGTGAGCAACGAGCAAATCACAGCGAGGTTGGCTGTCGGCCGCGCCATCCTGGGCGGCGCGACTTCGACGGTGGCCGGGGTGGTGCTGACGCAGTTCCCGGACATGCCGCTGCCGGCGCTGGTGGGGATTGGGGCCTGTATCGGCATCCTGGGTGCGCAGTATCTGGAAGCCTGGTTGAAGCAGCGGGCCGACAAAATCGGTAGCTGATCGCAGTACACGTTTATCAATAAGAGGCCCGCGCAAGCGGGCTTTGTCGTTTCTGAAGGGGAAGGTATGGAGTTGGTACAAGTCGCAATCAGCCAGCTGGGCGTTGAAGAACAGCCGCGAGGCTCCAACGATGGGCCGAAGGTGCGCCAGTACCTGCAGGCGGTAGGGATTGGGTTTCCAGCGTCGTGGTGCATGGCATTCGTCTACTGGTGCGCCGAGCAGGCGGCGGCGGAGTTGGTCGCGGTCAATCCGCTGCTGAAGACTGGTGGTGTGCTGAAGCAGTGGAACGAGCGTCCGGCGCTGCGAGTGAGCGCGCCGAAGCCTGGCGACGTTTTCATCATGGATTTTGGCAAGGGGCTGGGGCATACCGGCATTGTCGAGCGGGTGGACGGTGACAAGCTGCTGACCATCGAGGGCAACACCAATGCCAGCGGCGGACGTGAAGGCTACGCCGTCTGCCGGCGCGTGCGGAGTGCGAAACTGTGCAAGGGGTTTCTGCGGGTGGGGATATGAACGGGCTGGAAGGACGTTTAAAGGCCGCTTGCGGCCTCGTGCTGCTCGCGGGCTGGCTTGGGTCGGCCTGGTGGGCATATAGCCATAGCATGGACGTTACGCGCCGGGAATGGGAGCTGGCCGATGCGCAGCGCGGCGCGGTGGTGGCTCGCGCCGATCTGGCCAGCTATCGGGCCGAGGTTGAGCGCCTGCAGGCGCTGTCGGTGCTGATTGAAAACAAGCTGGATGCCCTGCGCCAGGCACAGCCGAAAATCATAGAAAGGTATAACCATGTCGTTGAGAAAAGCCCGCTGCCTGCTGATTGCCGCCCTGGTGCTGACCGGCTGCGCGAACTCAATGCCGCCATTGAGGCCGCAAACGCCGCCCTTGCCCGTCAATCTGACAAAGACCTGCCCGCCGCTGGAGCCGGTGAAGGTGGATAGTTGGGATGTTGTTGGGCGGGGATATGTCGCCCTTGTGTTGCTGTATGGAGAATGCAGCCTTGCTAAGCTCTTGAACCATTAGGACTCGAACGAGGTTCTTCGGTATGGTTAAAAGGGGACTTCCAGAAAATTTTTTGTGAAATTACGGAAGTCCCCTAATTAAATTTATTGGCAAGACCAGCCAATTACGGGCGTTTGTGCGTTGGTCAGGCCATGCTTTATATTTAGGAAGGAAGGCCGTGCATGGTGGGTCTTCATGAGTGAAGCCGTGGCCGGAATGGTACCATCTGGATTGATTGGAATGTCAAGTATGTCTCCAGCTACATCAAGGCGAACTATATTGTTGGGCACGAAAGTAATAGAGCGTATTGGATTATTAATGGAGAGAAGTTTTTTACCAACATAATTTTTGGGATAGGACTGAATGTCATCGAGTGGACCATGTTTGTTGCGGTCTAGTATGACTAGCCAGCGTTGTCCTAAGTCATTCGCTTCCACTACTGCAATCAGATTCCCAGCAGGGTTCCATGCAAGTAGTTCGTCTAGATTGTAATAGCCTGTCGTGCTTTGCAAGACGCGAATATTTACAATGTTCTTACTCTTGTCCCTTGTGTTGGAAGGAAACCGTATACGGCAGTAGAGGGTGGGCTTCCATCAAAGCCAGGGTTGGGACTGTAGGATACCGGGCTGCCCCAGCGAGCATATCGTGTTTGTTTGATATCGTCAGGATCGGTGATTTGCACCTGTATATACTTGCTGGAATAGTCGGCTACTTCGACCTTGAGCTTAGGCTCAGTGGGGGCGAAGGTCGCTTGCCCTGGCACAAGGCTTAAGTCTTGCAGGGTTGTTGCTGATCCAAAAGGGTCAGGTGGTGAGTAAAAATCGCTCTTGTTTATCTGAACCAGTCCGCCGAAGATGCATGCAGTATTTTTTGCATCTGGAGCAGGGGTGCAAAGTTCACCATCGTAAGGAGGGTCTTCCGTAAATGTTGCGATAGCATTTGTCGAAGACGGGATATTTATAAAGTGAAATTTGCTGCCCTTTGGACCTAAGTGTTCTGCAATCCTAAGTAAGTTTGGATTAATCCAGTCTAGGCCGACAATCGGGTTGGAAAGTTTTGGTGTGATGATTGCCAAATGTTTTCCTGTGTTATCTATTAGTGTAACCCCACCGCCGTAAATATTGTTGTCGTACGCAATTATTTTTCCTGTTGGGGATATTCCAATGGCGAATTTCTTTTTTCCATCATGTGTTAGTTGGAGAGATAGCGTGCCATCTGGCTGTGAAAGCCAGAGGTTTCGATTATACTCTACAAGAGCTTTGCAATTTTGCTCTTGTGCCATGATGTTATGGGATAAGGTGGAAAGAAGCGTTGTAATCAACGCAAGAGTCGTTATCCAGACCTTGTTATGATAAGTTTGGCACATGGTAATAATCCTAGTAATCAGTCAAGGTAATATTGGAATGGCGAATGCCAAGTTTCTGGCAGGCTTTGACCCCAACTCCCATAAAGTCATCAATGTGAAATCCATTTATCCACCCGCCACCATCCTGAGCTACGCGCTGCCCTAATATATTGACATTAACAGTCGCACCCTTTTTTGTTCTTGGAATTATAGCAGGGTCAACAGCTATGGTTACACCAGGTTGAGCGCAGCTTCCATTAGATGTACGGGCGCAAGTGTCCAAATTGAAGCATTTTCCTCTTGCATCATAGTGGATATACTTCCCGTCTAAAGTTCTACCCGTTCCTTGCATGATGGTGGAGCGGATAAAGTCGGATCGGTAACTTCCGGGGAGCAGACCGCAAACATTTTTCCGCACAGGCGTTGCCGAACTATCTGCCTCGTCAGCAACGGCATAGCATGTCACAAGGAATGTACTTTCATAGATTGAGGGAAGCCAACTAATGCTGAGAGGGTTGTCCATTTTTATGCTGCTATCAGATGATGAAATTTGTGATATTGAAGTTTGATTTCTAGTTTCAGCCAGCGCAGATGTGTTGCCATTATTATCAGTTGCTGAGCCAGGCCCTGTGATGCTGTCTAATGCACCTCTGCTTGATTGTAGTGGTATCTTTATTACGCCCGGTATGGCAGAGTTGTTTTGGGTAAGGTTTAGTGATAGGTAGGAGTGGGTTAAGACTTTACCCTTTTGTACCTTAGAGAACTCTGGAATGTATGACTGATATTGACTTGGCGGATTAGTACTTGGTGTTATGGTGAGTTTCTTTAGTGTGGGTGCAGTATTTAAAAATTCTGCAATGACTTGATATAGAGGCGCATTGGCACAGTCAAAGTTGGCATTTATGGCAATGCAACTGCCAAAGTTGTGGCTGCAATATTTGTATCTGAAATTGCTTTTTTGTAATGCATTAATGTCGTCAGTTACTGCTGTGCAGAGTTGTCCAATGTCTGGACCTTTTAGAAGGTCGCGTGTGCTAGCGGGGAGAAGTTCTATTGACCAGTTGTACACATAAAAGTCGTCTGCCTGTGCAAAGGGAGAAAGTAGCAGCAAGATTATTATGGGGCGCTTTGGTAATGATCGAATTTGGTTGAGAATGCCATTCTTAAACAACTTGGTTAGAATGCTGAGTTGTGATGTCTGTGAGTATGATTGGTTGTGGCGTTGGTCAATTGTTCTTGGCTGCGCTGATTTTGATCTGTAGCAAAATATATCCATGACGGTTCCGAGAAGAGGATTGCAATTAAAATGTCGAAAGTGTTTTAACAT